GGTTTAAAGTAAATGCATCAGGCCATGCTTTTTTCCCTAATTTGAGGCAAACAGGGGCAGCGACGAATATCGGTATTATGGGAACAGGTGAAATCGTTGAAGATACCTCGTCTATTAAATTTAAAGAAAATGTTACGGATTTAAAAAGTGATTCAAAAAATCTATTAAAAGTTTTTTGTTGTACTTACAATAGAATAGGATCAGATATAGAGGAACCCGGTATTATCGCAGAACATTTAGAAAAAATAATGCCGGAGTTTGTTGGTTATAAAAACGGCAAACCCCACTCTATTAGATATGACAAATTAACAGTTCCATTAATACATTTAGTTCAACGGCATGATGCTAAAATAAATGAATTAATTAATCGTATAGCAGTATTAGAAGGCTAATATTACCTACTCACTCTTTTTAGTTAGAAAGGGGGGATGCTTTATCTAATAACTTAAAATAAACCTTTCCATTGTTACCTACGTCGTATATTTTAAAGTCAAATACAGAGTGACTACCATCAACCTCTACCCATTGATTAAAAGGGCTTAGAGGTGTGTTTATAGTAATTGTTTGTCCTTGTGCAACAGTGTAAGTTGAATACACCACATTGTAATATTCATGACCCAATAGACGTAAGTTTAAATCAACATTTCCTGTATTTTGTATTTTAACAATATTGTTATTTAAATAATAAATGTTTCCTTTAGATAGATTTCCGTAAGGAGTGTCGACCCTGCCATCCCCCATACTAATATTTTTAGTAACCCCACCGATAGTAAGCTCAAAATCAGCCACTTTAGCGTTAAAGGTTAGTTGATATGTAGCTGATATGGTGACAGTTTCATTTCCACTAACAATATATCCAGTAATAGTAAATGTAGGCGAATTATCTCCCATAGTTATTAGATCAGTGTAACCGATACCATTTAATGGTATTCCGTGAATGATACCTACTTGGATTATATTAGTGTCACCACTTCCTTTAATATCTAAGTTGTAAATTGTATTCGGGGTGAATTCTAAAAAGCTAGCAGATGAGGATATATTAATGGTTGTTACTCTAGAATTACCCCCATTAGAAAGAGAAAAGAATATAGGTATACTGGCTTTAATATCACCTACGCCAAACGATTTTACAATCTCATTATCATTATTAATTACTGATTGCGATTGAACTTGATTACTTGATTCTGTAATGCCCTCATCAATAGAACTAAGAACAAAAGAACTAGACTCAATAGACGGAGTAGGGGTGTTATCGCCAGTTCTATATATACCTGTAGTATTTTTTAATCCTGTACACCCTAATGTAAACAATATCATAATACAAACCATACAATTAATTTTATTCATAAAAACTCCTTTTAATATTAAATATATTTTACAACTAATATTATTGGTTGTATAATATTATTTACAATTAATATAAATAATAATATAATTCAGTTACATATCTCATTAGTAACCCCTTTCACTAATGAGATATGCGCTTAGGGGAATAAAATGACTTCAATATCTAAATTAAAATATTTTTTAACGGTGTCCTATAATGGATAAAAAAGATATTTTAATTATGTTTTTCCAATCTTCTTTAAATATTAATTACAAATGGGGAGGCGATAATCCTTTTGAGGGATTCGATTGCTCAGGATTTGTCCAAGAGGCTTTATCTGCTATAGGTTTAGATCCCCCTGGCGATCAGACGTCGGATGCTTTATATCGATATTTTAAAAATCCATTAAAAGCAAGACAAAACATTTTACAATTTGGAAGTTTACTATTTTTCGGAACAGAAAAGAAAATAAAACATGTAGCGATAGCCTTAAATCATAATGAAATGATAGAAGCTGGCGGAGGTGGGTCTAAAACCAAAACAATAGACGACGCGATCAGAGATAAAGCGTATGTGAGAATACGTCAAATCAAAAGGCGTTCCGATTTAGTCGCCTCTATACTTCCCATTGAGCTATAAATTTTTACAATTAAAAAGGAGAAAAAATAATGAATTTTTTAAAAAATGGTTTAAGTTGGGTTAAAGCACTATTAAAATTTTTAACAATTAAAGAAAATAGAGATATTGGGATCAAATATACAAAAAAAGCACTTGATCTCGCAGCTTATGTGGCAAGTAAAACAAAGACGAAAAAAGATGATAAAGGGCTTGCTTTTATAGCAAAGACGTTTGATGAAGCAACAACTTTTCTCGATGATGATGAAAAAGAACAGGTTGCATACGATATCACAAAAGAAAAAAAAGGATCACTAAAAGATATTGCTTTAAATATTGCAGCTAATGAAATAGGGGTATCATTAGGTAAAAAAACTATTAAATTAAACGCGATAACTAAAGCTATTAAATTTGGTATAAAAATATTTTAATAAAAAAATGATTAAGTTTCACTTCTATAACCCACTATGGTATGAGGTGTTTGCACATATCATTTGCTTTAAAACTAACTCTGATTATTCCCATTGCGTAATGTATATACGTGGGTTAGAGGAACCTGTATACCAATCTAGGTTGCATACAGGTCTAAATAAATATAAGACTATCCACAGAACCCCAAATTTCACTATAAATATGCCTTTTGATAAAGACAGTGATAAAGGGAAGTTTTTTATTAAACATATGGATAGTTTGGTGGGTTCTAAATATGGAATTATAGCAGCACTATTTAGTTTTTTTGGACGTAAAATACAAAATGATAATGAATATATTTGTTCTAGATGTATTTATCAATACTTTCCTTTTTATTTAGGTAAAGAGCCTAAATTGAAAACAAGCTATTCCCCAAAAGATATTATATTGATGTCTTTTGGTAATGAGATAGATGAAGATGAAGATGAAGAACTATAGCAATGATGAAAGGTTAGCAAGCATTGAAATACAGTTAAACGTTATATTTGAAGCTATAAAAGAATCCAAGCAACAATGGGTAAAATGGAATAGTATGGGTGTACCTAAAACACTAACTAAAATAGATAATTTAGATACTAAATTGCAGAGTTTTAATGATAAAATAATACATATTGAAAATGATATTAAATCTATAAATTTACATGTAAGAATAGTGCAAGGCGTAGTTTTAGCAGTACTATTTTTTTTCGCAAAACATTTTATATTTTTAAAAATAGAGTCTGATAAAATTATTCCACTCGCATATATTCATATATCAACTTTTATTGAAAGACTTATTTAAATAATTTATAAGGTCGTTTTGGGTTTTAGCTTTGCTTTTTAATGCGGATAATATTTTAAAATCTAAACAGTCTTTTGCAACTATATGTATTATCCTTACAGTTTTAGATTGACCTTGCCTATAAAGACGAGCATTAAATTGTTCGTATAATTCTAACGACCAATTTAAACCGAACCACAATAATATAGATCCGCCTTGCTGAAGGTTCAAACCAAAACAGGCACTAGCAGGGTGAGCTAATAACATCTTTATCTTACCGTTATTCCATTCATCTATAATATCGCTATTCTTAGACAAAATAACAGCCTCTGGGAATGATTTTAATATTCTTTTTAAATCACTTTTAAAATTATACGCTATTAAAAATCTTTCGTTCGGGTTTTCTTGAATTATCTCCTTTAGTCTTTTTAATTTTAAATCGTGTATTTCATTAGTACCCCCATCCTCATCATAAATAGCACCATTACAAAATTGTAATAATTTGTTAGATAAAGCTGAACCTGATAATGCTATTATATTTTTATCTTTTAAATTTAATACGAATTTTTTTTCTAGTTCTTTGTATTGTTTCTTAAGTTTATCTGTCAACATAACTTCTTCATTCAATATGATTTTACCTGGCATTTTTAAATAATCAACAGCTTTCATAGACAAACATACGTCGCTTATTAGTTTTTTTATTTCATTTTCTGCACCTTCTTTAGGTGTCCATTTAAAACCAGAATAATCTTGTGTGAAAAATCTTTGTTTATATTGTGTCATTGTTCTACCTAATCTTTTTCCATTATCAATTAAGTACATTTGTGACCATAAATCTAATAAGCCATTTGGTGATGGGGTTCCTGTCAACAATATTATATTAGCAATATGTTTTGTCATTTTTTTTAAATCTTTAAATCTTTTAGATTTAGAACTTTTAAAGCTTGTTGATTCATCTACTATTACTGTATCCCATATCCATTTGTAATTACCTATTAGCCACGTTATGTTCTCTCTATTTATGACGAGGATGTCGTAAGAACATTCAACGGCTTTCGTCCTTTCTTTTATTGATCCTGTACATATTGCTATTTTTAAATTTTTTAAATAGTCCCACTTTGCAGCCTCTTGTTTCCACACTCCATTGGCAACCATTAACGGAGCTATAACTATTATTTTATTTGAAATAAAACTATCTAAAAAATCAGAAACAACAGTCAATGACGATACGGTTTTTCCTAACCCCATGTCTAAAAAGAGGGCGCATTTTCGCTTATTATATACAAATTTAACAGCCTCAATTTGATATGAATGTAAGGATTTTCTATTTAATATTTCTTTAGTAGCTATCAATTAATTTTTTCCCTTTACTGATGTCGTCTATTACATACACTTTACAACCATCATCAATCAATTGAGAATGGACAATTTTTTGTAACTCACTAGGTTTTTTACTCGTGGCTTTAAATTCTATAAATATAATAGTACCTTTTTTAATCATTATTCTATCAGGAACACCTTTATTACCCGGTGAACTCCATTTGTATACTTTCCAGTTTTTTGATTTAGCGTATTCACATACGGTTTTTTCAATATATGATTCTCTCATATATCACCTCTATTTTTAATTTTTTAAGCATTTCAACACCTGACTTATCAATATATTCATTTGAGTATACAACTTTATTACAAGAGGTATTAGCTATCAATTTAGCACAAGTAATGCACGGTGACACAGTACAATATAATGTTTCAATATCCATGACATTTTCGCATTGTAATAACGCATTTTGTTCAGCATGCGTAGCCATACATAAATCTAAGTTTTTAGAACTTTTTTCACCTTGCCCACCACACGGGGAGTCAAGGCAATGGTTATAGTTCTTTGGTACTCCGTTATACCCTGTGGCTTTAATATGGTTGTATTTATTAACAATAACACACCCAACAGATCTTCTAGCACATGTGGCCCTAGTAGCTACTAATTGTGCTATTTTTAAAAAGTATTGATTTTTAGATTCTCTTTGTTTCATTTGTTAATATAATTATAAACTAAATAATAATGCCTAGCGTATATATGTAATGATGCCGCATTCCAATACAAATGTCCTCTACTTAATGTTTTATATTTTAATTTTAATTTTTTAAAAGCCATTTCAAAAACAATGTTATGCCAATACCTATCATTTTTATATCCAAAAACAGCATCGTTTGACCTCATATACACAATATAATGCAATTTGTTATCACGTATTAAAAGTTGGATAGCATAAGTGCATATAAAATCTCTCATACCATCATTAAATGCGTCTTTATGCATTTGCGGGCGAATGTAAATCATACTAGATTGCCTAGATGTTTTATCATTAATAAGTGTCTTTATAGCATTATCGAACTGATTGTAATTTTCATCATTAAATATACACCACCCATAATTTGAATTAATATACCCACCATTGGAAGCTATTTGTTTCCATATTAATGGTATATCGCCCGGCATGTCGCTTACCCGTCTCGACTGACTCATATACCATTCTAACTCGCATTTAAGATATGCCTCGTTAGGTTTTCCGAATATATATGCTTCATTTGATATAAACGAAGCATTAATAATTTCAATAGTATTGTTTTCTATAAAAATATTATTTAAAAGTAACTTACAAAAATCCTTTCTAATATCAAGTGTATATTTCACTATTTAAACAATGGTAATTGCTCATAAGATTTGTTTTCAATCAAATCTGTTAAAATAGGGGCTTTCCAATTTTTAGGTTTAACTAAGTCTAATTGGAAAGAATTTCTTTTTTTATTAGTACCTATATTTTTCATCATATTGGCTTTCATTACCCGATTAAAGGCTTTTTCAAATATATTTAAAAAGCCTTGCCGTTCAGCCGTTCCTAATGCAAATACTATTAAATCAATTAAAGCGTCTAATTCGTCCTCTTTTTTCTCAGCATCTATATATTCGTTTAATTCTTCTTGCATAGCACAAATTCTAAATTCCTTTTCTTTATGTGAAAATTCTATTTTTTCACATGTGATATTAAATTTTTCATGCATTTTTTTAATTTGTTTTAACATTTTTATTTACCCTCTTCTTTACTATTATGTCGATTCTCTAATTCTTGTATTTCACGATATACCATCTCTATTTGACGTCCTTAGTTTTCAGATAAAAGAATAATTGTAGAATCGTCTTGCGATAAAATACTACATGTAAAATAGCAACTTTTAATATCTAATAAATCTATTTCTTTATATTTACCTGATATACATAGTATTTTAACTTTTAACTCATGCATTTTATTAAATACTTTTCAAGCAACGTGCTATAACCTGTTATGTCGTGGATATTATCGACATACATACAGTCTCCACAAACACACCTTGCTATTTTATGGAAAATCATGTGGAAGGCTTCCTTATGTTCATTACTAAGCTTATCGTAATTAGGTGCTGTTTTTATTACATTGTAAAGCGATTGAGTTATCCTAGAATTATCTTCAAAATCACCATAATTCTTTTTCCTAACATCTAACGTAGTATCTATTTCGCTGGATTTTTCGGGGTTAATAATAGATACTACGTTATTAGCATATATTGTTAAGTCTTTATCGGCACGTAGTATTGATCCTTCGTTAACATATACTATTGACCTTTCGTTAGTATTTGCCTTTTTTGGACCTTCGTTAACATATGCTCTTGGCCGTCTGCTACATACTGTTGAACTTCTCTTATCATATACTGTTGAACATTCATGAATACATACTTTTGATCTGTTGTAAGCATGTACCGTTGATCCTTTGTAAACATGTACTGTTGAATTTCTATAAGCATGTACTATTGAACCTTTAAGAGCATTTACTAATGAACCTTCATACGCATTTACTAATGAACCTTCATTAGCATCTACTATTGAACCTTCATAAGCATATACTATTGAACCTTCATAAGCATATACTATTGAACCTTCATAAGCATCTACTGTTTTACCATAACAATAAAACCCACCCAATTTAAGTTCAATAGTACCGTCTTCATAAAGTACAAAATCATTTTCATTAATCGGTTTTGTTTTTTCTTTATCGTAATAGATCATTTTTATTCTCTCCTTAATTAATATAATCTTAATTATAAACTATAATTTAAAATAAGTAAACTATAGTTTATAATCCTATTGTGTTTAAAATTTCAAGAGCATCATTAATATATCTACTATAATCAATATTTTCAGGAAACGTACCTATTTCCATTATAGGCATTGATCCATCGGACTTAGGTACTTTATTTCCATTTTTCTTATAATAGATAGTGTCCCCATCAGTAACGTAGTACCACCTAACTACTCGTCCTAAATACTTTTCACGATATACCGCTCCACCTGTGACAGATCTTATATTTAAAAATTTAGTTACATCTTTACAATCTCGTATTGTTCTATCTATTGGTATTTTATTTATTAAAAATTCTTTCACAGCAATTATGCATATTGGTGATTGAGGATTTTTACTTATAGCATCTATTGTAAAAATACCTTTACCTTTAGATTTTTTACCACTAACAGCTAGATAATTATTGACATCTCTTGAATATAAAGCCGTATAATTAGTATCCTCAAGAGCAAAATTTGTGTTTAATTCCCAATCCACACATAAGGTATCATATAAATGATATAAGTTTTTAGGTACTAACGATACGACACCATCAGTATTAGCACTCACAACTTTAATGCCATTACTTTCTAGCTTTTCAATTAACATTAATAAAGATAATTGACCCGTTAGTGTAACAGTCATCATTAAATCGGGAGAATATAGAACAGAATATTTTGAACCAAGTTTACCAAAACTTCCGTTTATTACAATCTTTAATGATTCATTTACTACTTTATTCCCCATTTTTTTAGCCTCTATTCTATCGTTTACGATTTTTCTATAAACATCTAAAAATGACAACCCTAAATGTTTAGGATACAACTCTAGATTCAATATAATAGATGGATAATACGAAGTTACGTCTTTATCAATTAACAGCTGATTGTCATTAGGAATTACTACTTGTTTTTTTTCTTTAGAATGAATACCCCCAATACCTAACTGATACTGGGTATCTCCTATTTTTATTTTTGTTTTTTTTAATTCGCTCGGCAATTTAATAGATCCTTTAGTGTCTAATTCAAAATTATGGTTTTCGATATATTGTAATAAATTTTTAAGTTGTGGAGTTTCAAATTTGATATATTCAGGAGGGATATATTTAAATGTAATATCATCAGGCACCACTGGCTTTTTAAAATATTTATTAGGATGTTTCTTTTTAAGTTCTTTTTTTATTACAATTTCAGCTATTTGTGCGTCAGATTTAGAAAGTATTTCTTTTCCATAATCCTTACTCATATCGATACGTAGTTGAATACGCTCTTTTATTTTACAATATAAATCTATCGTCGTATTTAAGTCATTGATACAATATAACTTAATATTTTCCATTTCTTCATCAGATAATGTGGATTCTGGCTCAATTGGCAAATCTTGAAGCCGTTTAGAGTTCATTCTACCGCCATATAGCTTTAAACTCACCCTTACCCCTGGAGAAGGTTCTTGAATATCAAAATGGTGCATCGAATTTTTTTGAATTAAATTAAATTTGTTTAATGTTAACCATCCGGGACTATTATTGTTAATAATATGTTTTGATAGATTGTATATTTCTAAACATGTTTTAAATTTTAATGCATATAAAATAACAGGCATATCATAGTTAGAACTATTAAATCCAAATGTAGTCCGTTTTACCATTATGGTATTAAGTTTTATTTGATGCTCTTTTGTTAAAGTGCTATTTTCCCCTTTTATTTCAATTGTTACAACTTTTTGATTTTCTATATTTTTAAAAGCAAATAACGTGTAATTAGGGTAGACTTCACAATCTAATACTATTAAATTTTTCATATGATTTTAATTACAGTGCCTAGTTGTTTTAACTAGGCACTGCGAATCAATTTACAGGTCGTCTAAATCGTCAAAAACTTCTGTAACGTCTTCTACAGGACTACCGAAAGCGTCCCCATGTTTTACAAACTGAACCCCATGTAAATTTGCATTTACACGTTTACCGTATGAGTTGTCTTGTATCCAAAAGTCAACAACAGCATTAACATAACATCCTGCATACAACAAATTATCTTCTTCTGTCAAAGAGGCTTTATCTCGTCCGATTGCAATTGGTCGTCGTTTGTTGCCCGCTTTTAACGACCAGTTATTTTCGTAACCGTCTAACTCGGAATCATCCCCGTCTTTAATACAATATCTATCTTTTGATATTTTTATTTTTTTACCGTAATCAATGATCGCTTTTTCTATTGCTTCATCTACCATTTTTTTAGTTTCGCTGTCTTTTTTTGGTATTAAGAATGTAGCCTCATATTTATTGTTCTCTTTACCTTCATATGTTCCTTTCTGAAACAAAGAAGGGAATGACAACCTTACGTTTTTTAATTGAATTTTACTCATTTTATATTCTCCTTTTAACCTTTTAACTTTAACTTTAACTTTAACTTTAACTTTTTAATATTACCTCCTTATTTTAAATTATAAACTATAATTTAAAATAAGTAAACTGTATTTTTATTGCTTAGTGCTTTTACCATTAGTGGCGTACTTATCAGTATAGAACTCGGCGCCTTCTTTATTAGCAGCTAGTAAATAAATAGTTTTATTTGATGACATCGAAACAGTTCACTATTCTTTTTTCTAATTCGGTTTTCATTGCATTGTATTCATCTTTTACGCAAACATACCTGTCCTCATCGTAATAATCTGGATGGTATTCATTAAAAAGAGAAGGCAGAGCGATAAAATAAGTTATAACAAAGTTATTATTTTCTATAAGACTTATACAGGCATTTAAATGTGGCGTTTCCATATCTGAAATAAGAAGTGTTTTACCGTCTTTATCTGTCCAAGTTTTATTCATTTTAAAACCTTATTTATTCCCGTTATAGTTATACCTACTACAAAATCATTGCATATCATAGAAAGACAAACATCTGCATCATCAACCAAAACACCGTTTCTAGTAAATCCTTTATTTACTTGTCTAAAAACAACATCTTCAATAGTTAAAGGATTGGGTATTTTTAAATTCATATCTATTGCCATTTTTTTTATTAACTTAACGTTTTTTTGATTCGGGCAAATGATTATTTTTTGTGTTTCACTACTTAATTTTATTAATGCCGTTGTTTTCCCTGTACGTCTTCCACTATTTATTACTATCGGTTCATACATTTTAAATTTCTCCTTCTATATTTTCAAAAAGATTATTGCTTGCTTCTACGGCTTTCCTTTTGTCCTT